CCTCGACCTCTTCGCCCGGAACTTCGACCTTGGTACGAGTGTTAGGAAGTCCTTTATCTATATCTGCCATTTAAACTCCTATCGTTTCTTAACATTTTTTAGTAGAGAAGCCAAGCCCTCCGAATCAGGTCCTTTTTCTGGTGGTGGGCCTGACTCTTTACCAGCTAATTTAGCAATACCTCCACCAGCTGCAGCAAACTCTGATATACTTTGTTGCTCTGCATCAAACAATCTTCTTTGCTCTGGTGTCATCTCTTGCATTCTTCTTCTTTGTTCTGCTCCTAATCTACCTAATTGATAAACACCTTCACCCGCTAAAGTTGCAAGACCAAGAGGTGATACTACTCTTGCAGCTCTTGCTGCAAGTTGTGGTGATAAACCTAAATTAAAAAATCTTTGTACAATCGGTGCTGAACTAACTCTGCTTGTTTGTCTAACAAGCTCTGGTGCAAAAGCAGCCTCTGCACCTAGTGCAGCTCTGTCTATGCCGCTAGATAAATCTGGTTGAAAAGCTAGGTTCAAAGCCACAGCTCCTGTTGGAGTTGGTATGGCTTTAATCGTTTCACCAACACCTTTTAACAAACCAATGTTAGCGCCAAGTGTTGGGCCTGAACTCCTAGCAGCTTTTATCTGTTCAGGTATTTGTAGTTTAATTAAATCTAAATCTGCTTTTGTTAAATCTTTTACAGGTTTGTCCACTAGACCTGCCCCTAAAACTTTTTTATAATCAATTCCATAAATAGATGGTTTTAAAGTTTTTTCATCTATTAAAACCCCTTGAAGAGCCCCCTTAGTTCTATCAGATAACTCTGATATTTTTTTATTTATTTTTTCTATCTCTTTTTGAGTTTCTTTTGGAACTTTTCCAGGTTTTAAATTTTTAATTAATTTTTGTTGATTTCTATAAAGAGTGCCTAATTTTTGTTCCGTTGGTTTCACCAACTCTTGGTTTACAATTTTTTTATCAATTCCCAATGAAGTTGTTAAGTAATCTGCTCCAACAGCAGAGTTAGCTTTTAAAGATGCTCTGTGTGCTACATCAACTTCTTTTGCTAAAGCTTTAGGGTCAACCTTTTTAATTGCTCTTTTAATTTTTTGTTCCATCGCTGGAGATGATATTTTTCTAATATCCGCTTTTCTTCTAACATCCCTTTCTCTTTGTCTTTTTTTCTCTCCTTCAAGAGTTTGTTTTTTATACTCTAATTTATTATCTCTTTTCAAAACCCTGTTTATCCTCTCAACATCAGCTAAATTAACTTTATATTTTTTAGCTAAAGCCTCATTACTTAAAATACTGCCATCCTTAATGCCTTTCAAATAATTTTGGGAGGTAATTGGAAACTCAAATCTTTTCTCTAAATCTTTTAAATAATTTTTAATTTGATCTTTAGGTCCTTTAATATTTAATTTTCCATCATAAAAAGATGGTCGTATTCTATCGGGTTGTTTTTCCATGGCTATTTTTTTAGCAGCGGCTGAACCTTTTAATTGAGCTTCAACACCACCACCGAATTGAAAAGGTTTTCTTTTTACATATCCGCCTTTGTTATAGCCCTGACGCATGAGATGCGCCATCATCTGTTGATAGTCCTTGTATGACTTCATTATTCTCCTAGCATGTAAGCTAGGCCTCCGCCTGCTTTATTCGATCTTTCTCCAACCTCTAATAAAATATCATCTAACGAATCTAAACCATCTTCAACTTCTTTCATCTTACCTTCAAAGTCTGGTTTGACCGTAACTTCTTCGTATTCTTCTGGAATGATTCCATCATCTGTAGTCTTACGTGGTCTGAATGCCATGACTTCTTCTTGAACGATGCCTGTTTCATATTCATCACCGTACATCGCACCACCCTCTTTGTTTCTCTTAACAACAATCTCACCAGAAGATAAATCTTCTACAAGTTCATAGTCCTTGTATTTTTTACCTACTTCTCTTTCAACGGATGTAAGTCCTGGTGCATCATCACCAAACATTTTAATTTTCTCTACAAGTTTCGTAAAGTATGCTGGTACACCTGCGAATCTTCTAGCTACCTCTGGATTCTGAGCAACCTTTACAGCAGGTTTAATAAATTTACCGAGAACAGGTATGGAAGCTAGTCCTCCTAAAATTTTTACAAATTTTCTTCTACTAGGATCTACTGGTCCACCTTCTTCAAGACTCATGATTCCTGTTTGCATTGGCTGCATCATTTGTGGCATGTTTTGTATAATACCACTTGGTATCATTTGTGGCATTGGGTTTGTAAATAATTGATTGTTATACATGAACGTATCTCTAGTATCTTGAGTAAACTGATCACCAGCAAAACCTGCAAGACCACCGCCTTCATGTTTAGTTCTATCTTTACCAATAATCATTTGTAATTTTTTTTCTAAATCATCCATATCTTTCTTTTCCGTATCTTTGTCTAATCCTAGTTTCTTTTTAAGATCAGCAACGTCTATTTCTTCTCCACCCACACCGTAAATTTTATCTCCAGATTTTTTATTTTTTGTTTTTTTTAATAATTTCATAAGAGAACCTGCTAGGCCTCCTATCGCCATCTTCTCAGGGTCGTCTTTCATTTTTTCTTTTTTCTTCTTAAGCCTTTCAACAGCTTCTTTGTTTTGTCTCTCCATTCTAGCTTTCATCTCTGCTTCTGTTTCAGGTTTTCTAGGTTTCATTTTAGGTTCTGGTCTTGGTGTAAAAGGGTCCGTGATTCTTGTTTCAGGAAAAGGTATCACCTGACCTCGATCTAATTGTTCTATTTCTTTTGCTTGGTTTCCTAAAGTTCTAAGCTCATCGAAGCTTGGCTCACGGCCATAGTTTTTTCTAAACTGTCTTAGTAATCCCATCAAAATAAATTTCATTAATAATACCTCTTCGGTCTAGGGTCTTTTTTTTCGTCGACATAATCTTCTGGGTGTCTGATCAATCCGCCCTGCCTGAAGCGCATGATCGCTTGTGTTGTAGAGTCCACAAGGTCGTCGTGGTCACCGTTTGGAAATGCTGCACATTCCTCGATCACCTCCTCTGCAAATTTCTGATCTGGCGCCCATATCATTCCAGACTCAAAAAGAGGCGCTACGGCGTTTACTCTTGCATGTTTATCATTTCCCTTGCTAGGTGTAAAGTTAATTACTGGGATGTTCATCTGCCGAAGTTCGTAGGTCAAAGGTAATCCTGATGCCTTTGATTCGATGATAACTGATTCGGGTTTCCAATAATCGTATTGTTGTAGAGCCACACGTCTAAGCTCTGGAAACTCGTATCTGCCTTTGATAGCATCTAGAAGTATGAGATTAGCTGGGCTATCTTCATCTGGATAGAATATACCCCATGTTGTAATCGCTGAATAATCAGCGGTCTGTTTCTTTAAGAAGGCTGTATCGTAAGACTGTATGACATGCTGCAGAGGTGGTATTTCATCTTGGCTGTACTTCATCCACCACTCACGTTTTAAAATCGCTCCTTCTTCTGATGTAGGAGCTTGCATCCACTGGGCATTCCATTTGTGGACAG